ATCTTGAATAACGTAACCTGGCGGACTCTGCAACGTCAACGGCTGCGGAGGCTGGAATCCAGGTTGGTACTCAATGATTAGACCAGGCTCGGACGTGATCTTCTTAGGATCGACGGAGCCCTTAGGAGAAATCAACTGAGGCATCGACATTCTGTTCTTGGACTCGATTAGCTGCGAGCGAGTCTTGTTGAATTCCTTCTGAATCGGAATTACATCGTCGATTACAGAAGAACCATAAAAACGACCAGGAATAGGAACGTGGTCAATTTTAACAAACGGGTAGTGTCCATGCTGGTACGGCCACGCTTCTGATTCATAGATGATCTGGGTATCACACCACACGACCATCTTGCCTTGCGGGAACTTGCCACAGGGCTTGATCCAGGTTTCCTTAACGTAGACCATGTTCTTATTCTGGCCTACATTCTTGATTCCCATCACACCCTGTAGGCGTTGCTCGAAGATGCCAGACAACATATTACTGTCAGGCTTAACCTCAACGCCGTAAGTGTCCTTTAGCTGCTGAGGAGTTCGTCCGCCCGCTTGAGTAATGAAAGGCTGAGCTTCGATATCTTCTGCCTGTAGATCAGGCACAAAGAGGTGGAAAGGAGTAACACAGTCGAGGACAGTACTGCCTTGCGAACCATCTGGAAGTTTAACTCCTTCATCGTAGTAGGTCTTTAGGAAACCTACACCAGTGATGCAAGTCCACAAAGTAGCTTGCCGCCGACGCCTATTGAACCGCATTTGGTCCATCAGGAACTCGTTAATCGTTTCTGCTGCTCTCGCCGCAGCTAAATCTTCTTCCTCGTTCGTAGCGGGTTTCACGTAGAACTGTGGTTCTTCTTTCGTCAGCTTCGTGAACTCGTTGCGGACGAGCGGCTTGATTTTATTGCTAACCAAGCGGACTCGCCATCTGGGAGCCGGAGGTTCAATAAGAGAGAATCCCCCAGTCGTATTGATCGCAGGACCGGCCCAAGTGACCCATTGGCGTCCCATATAGAAAGCGAGATTCGTATACCACTGTTGTTCAAAGCTTCTCCGCATGTTCGCACACATATCGAAGTTGGTCTTGAGGAAGGACAAGAAGTCCTTATCTCTCTGGATTCTAATCAGATCAACTCCGGCTGGCTGTTCTTGTGCTGCAATGTCAGTCACTGCTTAGGTACTCCGAATCTACAGTTGCTAGGTCACCCAAATCTAGAAGTAACTCAGCATCGGGCACATCGCCTTCACTTCTGCGAATCTCAGACTCATCGTCCGAACCCACATATTCCCAGTCATCACTCCCAGGAAGTAAAGGTTGGGGGTTCATGCTTAATGAGCTTAAACCCATCATCACCACTGTCATCCGGTTCATTGATTCCGTCAAGTGGGTCATCTGCAACATGAGAGTCTGGTTCTGGTTCGCTAGGAACTGGATCAATTCCTGATCTGTCATCGTTAGCTCTTTCCGGGAGATTGGGAGCAATGATTTCGAGAATTGTCTCAAAGGTCAATGGGAGAAGGGCAGTAACGTTGTGGCTTAGTCTGCTAACTTCCTCCAGTTCCAAGTCCTTGAAGTGCAATTCTTCTAGCTGGATTTGAGCCGCATCAAAAACTTCTTCCTGCGTCAAACCACCTGCCATATGTGTAAGGTCAACCATGCACATATTGCAGATGTAGAATACCCCAATGAAATCGAGGTAGACTCCGGTATCCAGGAACCACTCTCTATTTTCAGTGGCGTGACAGACACCGCAATCTGCGGGCATACTTAGTTCTGGCTTAGTGAGTAGGCGCATTAGTAATCTGCTCCAAGGTGGACGTCCAGATATTCCGGTTGTTTCACGACTAGATCGGCGTAGCGGTCTGCACCCATGATGGCCGTGTTCACATTCAACACGTTCCCTACAGGGGAGTCAACTTCATTAACTAACGGTGGCGTCGAAACGATACCATACCGCAGCGCATCACAAGCGTGGTCATCTTTCTTTAGCGGCTGTTCCTTGAAATTAGCCCGCTCGGCAACTTTCTTATTGAGATACTTATCCCATCTGTATCTGTTGAGCTCCCACTTGAGTCTGGTACACCGAGGTCCAATGTAGAGCATTCTTTGCTGGAAGCGGGAAGCCACTCGCAGGATTCCATAGTGAACATCGTTGTTGCCAAGTACGATTCCAATTCCTTGCTGGGCATACTCCGCAAGAACGGAAGTTCCTGTAATGGGATCAGTATTCTGAATAGATGGGTCACCGACGGTGTAGTAGATGTTGTTGCTGATACCCAGATCCTCAGTTTGTCTGAGGACGGCATCGGCGTTTTCCTTGACGAGCTTCCCGGATGCGTAGTATTCATCGTAGATGATTACCTTTCCTTCGGTGTCAATGCAACCGAATAGGAATGCTGTTGGGTTACGGAAGCCGTGATCCATCATCCTGAAATGACGCCAATTTTTCTTCATACCCTCCCAGGCTTTTGAGTAAACCGGGTCGTGCTTCAGATAGTTGACTTCGGTGTCGATGTAGTCCGAATAAATTGCACCAGTGTGCCTGATGTATTTACCCTTGACTCTAGCTTCCTTATCTTCCTTTGACAGACCTTGTGTGAGAATGTCCATCTCGGCGGCATTGATGTATTTATTCTGGGAAGTCTCGACCTCGAATACATCAATGTTCGGATTTGTCTTTTCTTTCGCCGGAAGGTACAAGCCATCATAGGTCCACGTCATTTCTTCAATCGGCGTCATGGTACACATCCAGTGTCCACTAGCGTCGATCAAGCGCATCATGTTTTCATCGAAGATTGACTTCGGTGGTTCCTCGTCGAACCAGATTAGGTGACGGCTCGTTCCTGCGAACTTTTCAGTGTCCTGGTCGTAGCTCATGAATTCGCAGAAACTACCGTTGGAAAGCGTTAGGGTACGAGTTCCCTTTCCATAGGAATCCTCCCAGGAGCCATTTTGCAACATGGACGGGGGTATCCATCTTGCCACTTCTGGAAGGATGATCCTATCTACACCGTTGTCAAAGTCCACGCCGATCGCCCTGCAACGAAGGGGAACTTCATGCAACGGTCTGTAGATATGCTTCCCTGTCATGTTCATAACAAGGTCGGCAGCACCGCCTACTGTTTTACCAGATCGGTTACCTCCGATGAATAGGCGACCAGTATTACGACTGGCATGGAACTCTTGCTGGTGTGGTTGTGGTTCGTAACCAGCAATTGTTGGCCGAACTGCGGTGCGTCTGAGAGCTTCTGCAAACTCCATACGCAATTCTGTAGGAGTAAGGACTTTAGCTTTGCGGGCCAACCGGGATACCTACAGGGGGCGTTTCTGTATTCTTTGGGAAGAAGTAGGTAACAAGAGCGGCGCCTGCTGTAATGATCGCTGCCTTCCAAACGGGGTTAATGTCATGCCCCGTCAGGTTAGTTACGATGAATGAAGCTAACGCACCGACTCCTGCACCGATGGCTTTACTGCGTTCCCCGATCGCTACCTTAAGTTTTTCCAAGTTTCTCGTCCCTCTTTTTCTTTACCCACTTGTCGAATGTGCCTTCTGTTTCGCTGTCAATTGGTGGCAGAAACCGATCTAGCAATCGTCTAACATAGACGATGAGCATGAGAACGCAGCCCGTCAAGAGTAGATCAAGTACCTGCCACCAATCCAAACACGCTACACCCTTCGAAGAATGATAATCAGGAGGATGATTCCTGAGAGAATCACGTTGATGATATCCCAGAAATCAGTGGTGCTGGTCGCTGCGAACATTACCCCAGTCCGTTCACGAAGTGCAGCAAACCTTGGTAAGCTGCTGCTGTCTTGGGTCCGTACACACCGTCAGCCTGTAGCTTCAGAGCGGTCTGCATGTTCTTAGTTCCGGTTTGAACTGCTGTAGTGAACCTAGCATCGTTGACGTAGTTCGCCGGAAGCCACTTCCACCACTTACAGTTGAAGATCAACTCAGCAACTTCTGTGCCGGCTGAGCCTAGTTTCAGTGTGGGAGTGGGAACATCAGGAAGCCCCGCAGGCTTAACTGGCGTTCCAGGAAGATTAAACGCAGGGAGCGCAGGAGCCGTCGTTGCGTAATTCCGGCTCGTCCGAATCTCTACAGGTTGGATATGCCAAGGTTCGTTGTTAACATTGCGAAACGTTCGGAATCCGAATTTTCCACAATTACTTTCGAGCCAGGCCCAAGATACGTTAGGAACTGTATCAATGGCCATAGCATTCCCAGCGACCCCGTTGGCTGGAAATCCTTCGTGATATGAATTACCTGGCTTCGCAAACCCTGGCTTATTAGCAGGCTGGACTCGCCAACCAGTTCCACAACCAAGTGGCTTTCCCTGGGACGCTGCATATTCAATCAGTGCCTTGAATCGCCTTCTGACTTCGGGATGAAGTTTGTTGACTGTGGACTTAGTTAGCATTTCGTTCCAAGTAAGCATGGTTCCCATGCCAGCAGGGTTACCGGAGTAACCATAGGGGAAGCGTGTATCAGCCAATTTCATCGTCTCCCAACATGGCTTGGTCTCCGAGTTCGTCGTAGAAATCGGACGGCGTGTCCTGGTGAAAACCCTCTGGAGCTTCAGGTACGTCATCACCATCTACCGGAACATCAATTCCTTCATCGGGCGGCATCTGTTAATTCCCTTCCTGTGGTGTCGATTACACTTTCGAGTTCATTAGCCAACTGAGCCAGCTTAGCTGGTTCCACGTACTTAACAAGGATCTCCATAATCTGTGCGAGTATGGCTCCAATGTTTACCAGGCTTTCCTGCCCAGGTCGGTAAACATTCTGGAGTTCATTGTAGTACTTGACCGCGTTTAGGTCACCAATTTCAATAGCCCGACTCAGGGCTTGTTTGGCATCTACAGGGGTGACGTGTGTGAACCAACTGTCCGTTTCTGCCTGGAAGTAGTTAAGGCATTTCGGTAGCTTGAGCCAGCCTGCCCACTCACGTGTAGTTATGCCAAGTGACTTCAACTTAGCTTGCTTGCTCCTTCTGTCACTGAAATCCAGAAGGAGGTTGCAGGCATTGATGAAGCCTACAGGGAAGCCGTCTGGAGTTAGCAATTGGTCGTAAGGGAGGCCCCGGTTTTTCATTTGCGTTCTAAACTCAGCTGAGTCAAGAAACGCACCAGACTTCGGGAAGTAAGCGAGCGTTGTCCTAATGTCTGGGAACTCCCTGCGCTGGCGGAAGTATACTTCCCACCAAGCTAGTAGAGCACCCATCGTTTCAGGGGTGAGGTCGTTGTAGACCTTCGTCGGTAGGGCCAAGTTCCCGGAACGAACTAACGGTTCCTTTGGGGACGTAGACTTTGAATTTGGTAAAGTCTCTGGCTGAAAGCCGAAGAAGTCTAAAATCTCCCTCTCGTCTGACAACGTAGTCACCTATCTCAAGAAGTTGGGG